TATCCTTCTCTGTAGTGTTTGCACTGTAGGCAGAGTTCTCGGTCTTTGTCCCATGTGTAACGGGGTAGCGTAAACATTTCAGCGGTATGGCAAGATTGAAGACGCTCGAGGTCTTCAGGATGGATTTTTTCCGGGCCTCGTAGTCTCGTTTGACTGCGAGAGGGTTTGGCTTAGGCTTTCGAGTATTTGGCCCTGGCCCGAACGCATAGACCGCACGAGGATACTTCCTCTGACCGCGCTGGTCATACGTCCACGCGCAAACATGGGCGCGTTGTGGGCATTTGGGAGAGGCTTTGATGAGCTTGAGCATCATCTGAGATGTGAGGTGTCTATCGATGCCGATGGCCTCTGCGATCTCCGCGCCTGTCATTGGGCCTGATTCAAGGACTTCGAGTGCTTGTCTGATTCGGTACATTTTCTATAAGCGCACATATAGTGAGATGGCCCCCAAGACCAGCAGCCTTCTGCGTGTGTGCTGACCTGGTTGAGTTCATCCATGATTGCCTTGATCACCTCTTCCTTGGTGGGTGATCTGTTTCCATCTGGTGTGTGGATGGTTGCTCCTATCAGATAGGCGTGGCAAAGCTCGATTGCTCTCATTTGATGAACCTTCCACAGCGTTTACACCTGATGCGTTTGTTGATCATTGTTCGGGTGTGGAGTCCGAAAAAACACAGGATTTTCAGCATCTGCGTTCCTCATAGGTTGCGAGTTGCCAGTTCTTTCCGAGAGTTCGGATAGAGCGAATCCATCTCTTTTGATAGATGCGCTGTACGTCTTTAGGAATTTCTGGGTTAGTCCAGAGCTTCCTGGCGAGTTTGAGCATTTTGGTTTTCATTCTGCGATCACACAGAGTAGACAAAAGAAAAGCCAGTCAATCATGTTCTGCTCCTGATGATGGCAGCACAAGCATAGCCATGGCTTTCATGATCCATGTCTGACTTGTCGCTGTAGTCTTCGCACACTTTCGCGCAATCCTCTCGCTCTGCGGCTACCGCTTCAGCAACCAATTTCTGAACCGGCATGGCTATTTGGCAGTAGTCGCAGATGGCGTTTTCAGGGCATCCATCGGCGCATTCTTCTGGCTTGTCCTGTCCATAGAAGGACTTTCTCTCGGCAGCGGCGACAAGTTCAGCAAACTTAACAACCTGCGGGTCATGCCAGTTGAAGTCATGGTGCGGATCGTCAGTGGCTTGTTTCCACAGACGCTCAATGTCTTTGATGTTCATTTCCTGCTCCTGATAGCGTCACGGCACCGCATCGCTGTACCGTCTTCTTGCCAGATGTCATCGCACAACTGGGCGCAATCCTCTCGCTCGCGCTGTGCCGCCACCTCCATCACGTTGTCAAGCAACCGCTTGAGATGGCCAGTAAGCGTGATGGGGCACTGCCCGATCTGATAAATCTCGTGATCTAAAACAAGGGCGGCGAAGTTGGCAAAGCCTTCAAGCCCCACGGTTTCCACCACGCCTTCAGCAAACCCCGCCTCCCGTGCCAGTCGGATGATGGTGTCCCTATCCATCCACGCCACCGACTGAGGTTCTGTGCGCGTGACCTCTTCAATCACTTGCGCTGTTCTTTCGGCGCTTACGGTCAGCATCTCTTCCGGCACCTCACCCATTTGCATATTGCCGTCGGCGTCTTGGTAGTAGCCGTAAGTGCGGAACTTGTACTCGGCGATGAAGGGTTGACCGGCCTCCTTCATCAAGTCTTGCAGGGCGTCTCTGTAGCCCTCGTATTGAGCCATCCATATCTTCCCCTCCATATCCTTGGTGCGGGGCAGTGTCACCCCCTCCTTAACCTTCTGAAGATATTGCTTCTTGAGGTCGTTGGCGTAGTTGGCGGCTTTGATGTGGATGCGTTCTTGCTCGTCACGATCCATGTCTATCCCTCCACCATGCCTCAACGAAGCCCCAGATGATGCCGCCGCAGATGAGGCCGAGGATGGACCCAAGCAGGAACACCGGGGAAATTTCGCAGGTCATGCTTCCTCCATATCAATCCATTTCCACCCCAAACACCACAGCATCATCTTGCGGTGCAGCCAGATGGGTTTCTTGGTGAGGGAGATGGTGAAATAACTATTGGAATTGCCGATCCGATAACCCCCAACATACTTGGGCATCATGTCCGCCATCTTGAGCGAAGCGTTGTAGTTCAGTTGCTCGGGCGTCATGCTTCCTCCTGCTTGATGCCGTGTGCTGCTTCAATGGCTCGGGCAAATTCGTTCAACGACAGGTCATAGCGGTCACCATCCACATATTTCCTCAGACGCAATTCAATGCTCACGATCTCCTCATCCGTCAGCGGCTTGCGATGCTCACGCACGGCCTTCATTGCTGACCACCATCCAAAGTGATAAGCATTTCTCTCGCCCTCTGTCTCAGCCTCTGGTGGGGGTGGTGGTATCTCAGGCTCCGCAAGCGCGGTGCGTAGGGCAGTGATGGCGGCTTGCACCTTTGCCCTGTCTTCGTGGGTGCTTTCGTCATCACCGGAATACACAATCATTTCCAGTTGGCCGATGTACCAATCACCGGCCTCCAACGCCTCAAGCGCCTGCTGCATCAGTTCTCTGCTCATGTGTTCTTCTCCCGCAACCGCGCATCAACGGCCTCAACAAGCTTCATCCACCCTTGCGGCAACTGGCCTTCAAAGTCTTTGGCACAGTCCAAGACCTCATCCAAGGTCAGGGCGTTCCACTGGGACGGCTCAAGCGCGGCATGGAGCGCGGCGATGGCCTTAGCAATTTGCTCCGGTGTCTGCTCCTTTTCATGGCGGCACGCCATGTCCTCTAACTCCAACGCGTACAAAGCCAGCAGCGCTGCTTCTCGTAGGCTCATGCCTCACTCCTCAATGCCTTAATCGCAGCCTCAGCAGCCTCATAGACCGCTTCTTTCTCAGCCTCGTCCCTCATCTTTTCCTTTGCTGTGCGAGGAGTGAATTCCTCTGCGAATGCATCGCACTGGATGAACATCTCCAGGGCCTTGAGAGCCAGTGCTTTAGAGTCCATGCTTCACTCCAATCACTCGGCGGTTGCGGCCAGATGCGCCTGGCTTGCGGAGTCCCGTATCCACCAGGATTCCTAAGCGCATCAGAGGCGCTATCCGGGGCGTGATGCTTTGAAGATCAATCTTCAGAGCCTGAGATATTTCCTCAGTGGTCATCGGGCCATGCGTGTTGATGACCTCAAAGACCATTCCCTCCAGCGTAGAGGTGTGAATCCTCGCCGCCTCGTGTGAGGTGTCTGGATCGGTGTTTCGTGCTAGTCCACTCATTTCGGCTTCCTTTTGCTTAACGGACTGTGTAATGATAAGCCACCTTATGCATTGATGGCCTAGTGATTACCCTAGAACGGCACATCCATGTCGTTCTGGCCTCGACGGGGTTTGTCAGACCTATCTTCTTCTGGCGGGTTCAGATAGGCATAGCCGTTCCAGCCTCCTTCAACAACTGGGATGCAGTCCCACTTCATCATCAGGCCGTTTTTTGTTTGGATAACGGCTCCCATCTTTAGGTAGCGGTTCTTCTCTTCACCATCCTTGTTCGTGTACTTTCCGATCACGACTTTGATGTCATACATCAGCTTGGCCATACTGTTCCTTCAGTTTTGCTACGGTTGAATCGACTTCTGCCAGGAACTTGATGATCTCGGCTTCCATCGCGGCTATGAAGTTGTCGTCCCTTTCGATCCTGGCGACGAACATCTGCATACTCTCTGGCATCCTTGGGTCATAGACCACGAAGTCACACCACTTCTTATCGGCACACTTCATCTGAAGCTGCATCTGCTTCATGTACTTGTCTGGGATTTTTCTGGTGAGGAGCTGGTCAATCATCGTCGCCGTTTCCGGGCACTTGATCTCCACCAGGCCCTCTCCGACAACCCCATCCGGTGAGGCTCCGCACATCTCAATGGTAGGGTGAGGCATGAACCCCACCTCAGTCACTAAAACCCCGTATCGGGCCTCATACGCCGCTCTGGCCTCCGCTTCAGTCTGGACACCCCATTCCATCGCGGCGTTGCTGTAGCTCTTGGCGGGTTGGCCTGTAAGCCTCTCCACCACGAGCTGGGCTTTGTAGTTGTCCCGATCTGCGCCATATCCTGTTTTAGTCTTTGCCATGACCTTATACATGGATGATGCTGTGACCTTTCCGGCCCTTAGTTCAAACCATTTGGCGGTTCTTTGGGCCAATTGCTCATCAGCATCAGACCTAAAAAGTTTTTCCATCATTCCCACACCTCTTTATCGTCCGGCCCTGCTGTATCGATCTGAAGTTCTGAGCCAAAAATCAGGGCTATCTCATCAAACGGAACTTTGGCATCTCTAAGGGTTTTCAAGATTTCATTGCATCGATCACAAAGGGGCTTGATTTCATCCCACAAAACGCGACCACGCTCAAGTGTTTCGTTGTACTCTTTCTCAAGTGCTCGGGCTTCTCCATTCTTCATGGCTTTAATCTTTCCCTAAAGGGCTTACATAAGGTTGTGGATATAGCTCATCCATGGTGTCTTGATATTGCTCTAATGCTTCGTGAGCAGAATCCCACCATCGACTTTTTTCCGCTGTGTCTTTGGTTGATAACAGCAAACATTCCAGCTCTAACGCAAGTCTTTTGGCGTGTGCTGCGATCTGGTGATCTTTGAAACATTCTTCGTACCACTCCATCACTTGACCCCCATCAGGTTCAGGATCGCATCAACGGTGGTCTTGTCATAAGACCCGTAGCACTCCAGCTTTGCAACTGGAGTCTTGGAGGTGTTCGTCACCTTGACGGTCACCAGGTACTTGTCGTTCTTATTCTTGGTCGGATCGGGAATGTCCATCCTTATTGCCTTTGGTTTATTCATTTCGCCGCATCCTTCTTCAGCTTGTCGCCGTTTACTTTCCAGAACCTACTCTTGGCAGATGAGGCCGGGATTGATTGGAACATCGCTTCAAGAGCAGCAATTCCACCTTTAGAGGCAAGCATTAGCTCTGGAAGATAGGTCTCCTCAAATAGCTGATCTTCGTTTTCCATGTCTTCAGACACGACCTCATATGTCTGGTTCTCTGTGTCGTTATCACCCTCTGTGGGGATAGCGAATGCTTGGAATGCTGCATACTTGTACGCTGCTGACATGGCTTTATTGGTAGCCTTGTCGCCAGAGTCCATCGCTTCCCCAAAGGTCTTGATGGTGTGCTTCGATCCGTCCTCTGCGCTCACCAGGTCGAACTCCATCTCGACAGTGACATAGAACAATGCACCTCCGCTTTTTGAGTGGCGCTCCACACACTCGCGGCTCAAGACCCGAGGCAGGATGCACAGACCATGTTGAGCCAGGAGAGGTGAGACGACGTTATACACATCATCGATGCCTCGGAAGTTGTAACCATTTCCTTGGTTGTTGCGGCGGCTCTTGGTGATGCCGATCTTCGAAAGTTCGGCCTGGACAGCGTTGATTGCTTTGTAGACGTTCATAGGAAAAAGAAGAAGAAGGTTGCACCACACAGACCGAGAAAGATGGCAAACAGCACATCCATAGCCGCCTCACGGCGAGACTCGATCCGTTCTTGATGGGGACGATAGACGTATCTCACAGATCAAACTCCGTCGAGTACGCATCGTCATAGACCCACAGATCACCATCGGGGCCGCACTTGTTGCCCTGGAGACGGGCAGTAGTGCAGAAGCAGGGTTGTGGCTCTCCAGTGATCACGTTGATCACCTTCAACGAGTCATGGCCACACTTGGAGTTCATCAAAATATACGGGTCTTCGATGAAGTGGGCGCATCGCTTACAGGGGTTCATGCTTACTCCTAAAAGACCGCAACATTGCGGCATGGAAAGAATGATAAGCGATCTAATCAGCACCATCACTAGGACATACCCTAAGCCCACTTACACTAATCAGGCTTACACTCTGCCTCAAGCCGGGGTGTGTGTTAGCGATGCACCGTTTTTTTCAGGTCTTACCGTGGACAAATCCTGCTATATGGAACCGGCCCCAAAGGACAGACATGACACCGCAGGAACTGGCTCGAAAAGCGGGGGGAGTGACGGCACTGGCGAAGTTGCTGGGCATCACTCGGCCTGCGATTTATCAATGGAAGACAGTGCCCCAGGCTCGGATGTGGCAACTGAAGACCCTTCGTCCCGAGTGGTTTGAGGAGCAGAAATGAAGAAACTTGCTATCGCCGCGGCTCTGATGCTGCTTGGTGCTAACGCTCATGCGGCCTGCAGCACACATTCCTACATCCTGAACGGCAAGGTGATCGTATGCACCACCTGCTGCTACGGAGAGGGCCAGTTCAGGACTTGCACAACGACTTGCAATTGATGTAGAGTGAGAACGCGCCGTGAGAAGCGCATAAGGTGGGCCTGGATCAGTGTCCTTGGGTGGACGGCTTCAGGCCCGAAATAGCCCGTAATGGGTTGGCCCGCCTCGGAATTCTCACCCTGAGGCTGTCCCCCCAAGGATCACTGATGCATTACTATCAGTTCAACATCAAGGATTACCAGTCCCACACTGGACACCTTGATGAGTTTGAGGACTTGGCATATCGCCGACTTCTCGATTGGTGTTACCTCCACGAGCGCCCTCTTCCACTAGAACAAGACGAGATTGCCCGTCTGATTAGGATGCGAACGCATAGCGAATGCATTGCGTCCGTTCTGCGAGAGTTCTTCGTTCGCACAGAAGATGGTTGGATTTCTCCGCGAGTGATGCGCGAGATTGACGCTGTGAACGACAAGTCTGAGAAGGCTAGGAACAGCGCCATGGCTAGGTGGGACAAGCAACAGGATGCGAACGCATTGCCAACGCAATCCGAAGGCAATGCTCCCATAACCCATAACCCATTACCCACTACCCAAGTAAAAGAAGCTAACGCTTCTTTGTCGGGAACGGGGTTCCCGCCTTGTCCGCAGCAGGAGCTTTTGAGTCTTTACCGAAAGCACCTTCCTCATCTGCCGTATCCGCGCATCTGGGAAGGAACACGGTCAACGCATATGCGTCAGCGGTGGATTCAGGCCGGGAAGCCCAGCAGCTACTCGCCGGAAGGCTACAAGACCCAGCAGGACGGGCTGAAGTGGTGGGACTCGTTCTTTGCCTACATCGCCGCCGATACCAAGCTCAGAGATGGGTTTGAGTCAAACGGTAGGGTGTGGAGGCCAGACCTGGCCTGGATCGTCAACGCCAACAATTTCGCCAAGATCATCGACGGGAAGTATCAAAAATGACATTCAAGAAAGCAGATGTTCCACAAGAGATGGACGACTACAAGCGTCTGATGTGTTCCTATCCGAACTGCCAAAACCGCTGGACTGTCTCAATCGAAAGCCCTAAGTGCTCATTCCACCAGTGGGGCACGACCTGGTACAAAGAGAAGAAGGACAAAAAGTGAACTACTTTGAAGCTGTAAAACTCTTGAACGAGGTCAAAGATGGAATCAACCACTCCACAGAATCCATTACATACGCTCTCTTCCTCACAGGAGACATTTCGATTGGAGACGGAAGCCATCCATTGGATTCAGACCTTCAACGCAATGAAGGCCGATCATGGCCTCATTCAAGCCTCGGCCTGGTGGGGTCAAACGATACGAGACATTGAAAGACGACGAGGCCAGAAGGCTGCTCAAGAATTACGAGACGCAATGAACAGGCTGAGAAAATGACATTCATGGTTGTCTTTACCGTCGATGGGATTCCTCAAGGCAAAGGAAGACCCAGATTTCGAAGGGCTGGAAACTTCGTCCAGACCTACACCGACGCCAAGACCAAGACCTACGAAGAAGCGATCAGGTCGGCATCAGGCGTTGCAATGGGGTCAGCAAGTCCCCTAGAAGGGCCTGTGAGCGTCGATCTGTACATCAGGGTGCCCGTACCTCAGTCCTACTCAAAAACGCGCCGTGCGATGTGTCTTGAAGCAGTCGAGCGCCCACTGAAGAAACCTGACATCGACAACGTGATCAAGGCATATTTGGATGCAATGAATGGCATTGTTTACATTGACGATACTCAAGTTGTCAGGGTATCAGCAAAGAAAACATATTCATCTGTTGCTGGTGTAGATGTTTGCATAATGGAAGAAAGTAAATGACATACAGCATTCTCGAATTAGAAATACTACGTTGGGCAGAGGCTCGACAGATCATTCCAAACAGCACAACAGAGAAACAACTCCTCAAGTGCATGGAAGAACTCGGTGAATTGGTTGGCGCGACATTAAAAGGAAACCGAGAAGGCCAGATAGACGGGTTCGGGGATGTTCTTGTGACTTTAATCCTGGCGGCAGACTTGGCAGGGCTTGATCTGATGACCTGTCTGAATAAGGCATACGAAGAAATAAAAGACAGGAAAGGTACTCTCCATGCTAATGGAATATTTGTCCGAGAGTGAGATATTCATTTCCATAGCAATCATGGCTGCATTCCTCAAGACACTACAAAGACTCATCAAGTGAACGCACACGCCGCCATCGACTTCATCATCAGAAACGCAGGTGATTACGCCAAGGCAAAAGCCCAGCGTGTACTTCTTGAAGAATTCAGGAAGAGTAAGAAGGCTTTGTTGATGAAGGAAGCGATGTCCAAGTTCGAAGCGGTCAACGCTCAAGAGAGGGAGGCTTACTCACATCCTGAGTACCAGGAGCTTCTGAAGGGACTGGCGGCGGCGATAGAGGTCGAGGAAGAGTTGAAGTGGAAGCTGGAGGCAGCGAGGATGAGGACTGAGGTCTGGAGGACTGAACAAGCCAACGCTCGGGCTGAGGGAAGGGCGACAGAGTGAACAACAAGCCAACCGCTCAGGAGCGTCTTCACTTAGCAAAGATCAAGGAGATGCCTTGCGGGGTTTGTGGCGTATCAGGCCCGAGCGACGCTCACCACATCGTCCAGCACAATCAGTACCTCACCATTCCGCTTTGTAAGGACTGTCATCAGGGATCGTTCAATGGCATTCATGGGCAGGCTCGAATCTGGAAGGTCTACAAGCAAGACGAGATGAGCGTCCTCAACGAGACCATCAGGCTATTGACAAACGCCCCAAAGCGGTAGAATGGTGATGCCTCTCAACGCAGTTGCCGGGGTGGGGCCAATGGCCCCTTTTTTTCTGGAGAAATCATGCAGAAGAAAACCGTAGAAGAGATGCAGAAGTATCTCAACCAGAACAAGCGCAAGTACCACCAGACCAAACCGATGAAAGCCTACAAGATGGCTGATGAGTTTGGGAAGGGGTATGAAGCGATTGAGATGCAGAAGGTGATGAAGAAATGAAGTGCCCCATCGCCACCCAGGACATCGAGGTCAACCTCAAGAACCGAGACCACGCTTTCGAGGAGTACGGCTACGGCCCTGCAAACCCGGAAGAGCCTGGTGAGTTCTGGGATGAGCGGGCAGAGGAGTGGAACACCACTCCAGAGATCGCACAGACCATGAGGTGTGGGAACTGCGCGGCATTCATTCAAACGCCCGAGATGATGGGCTGCATCACCGCCGGGATTCAGCAAGAGGAGTCTGACGACGAGACCTATGCTCCCGAGGTTGTGGAAGCTGCCGATCTAGGTTATTGTGAGTTGTTCGAGTTCAAATGCGCCGCAGACAGGACTTGCAGTGCATGGTTGACTGGTGGCCCGATCACGAAGATGACCGAAAAGCGCCGCCAGATGCTCCAAATGGCCAAGTACAACGCACGAAAGGGCGAGTATGAAGATGACTCCGAAGGGCCAGAAGAAAGCTGACAAGGTTTTCAAGGAGTTCGGCAAGGGCCAGCTCCACAGCGGCAAGGGTGGGCCTGTGGTCAAGAACCCTCGCCAAGCGGTTGCCATCGCCATGAGTTCTGCCCGGAAAGCGATGAAAAAGAAATGAAGAAGCCTGGATCACCCGGACTCTACGCAGCAATTCACGCCAAGCGTGAGCGCATAGAGCGCCAGAAGGCCGCCGGAAAGACTCCTGAGCGCATGAGGAAGCCTGGAACAAAGGGAGCGCCGACTGCTGCTGCTTTCAAGGCTGCTGCTAAGACGGCAAAGAAATGATTAAGCGCGGCAAGGAGCAGTTCCAGGGCTATAACCAGCCCAAGCGAACGCCCAACCACCCCACAAAGAGCCACGCAGTCCTGGCAAAGAGTGGGGATGAGGTAAAGCTCATTAGATTCGGTCAGCAAGGCGTAAGCGGCTCCCCAAAGAGGGAAGGGGAGTCAGAAGCCGATAAAAGGCGCAGGGAATCATTCAAGGCCAGACACGCCGAGAACATCCAAAAGGGAAAGATGAGCGCAGCGTACTGGGCGAACAAGGTTAAATGGTAAGATTTCTTACGCAACCGTAAACTTTTTTACCCCGATGGCCCGAAAGGAGTCGGATTGAACATCGAAAAGATCGACATCTCCGTGCTGATCCCATACGCACGGAACGCAAGAACCCACAGCGACGAGCAGATCGCCCAGATCGCCGGAAGCATCAAAGAGTTTGGGTTCAACAACCCTGTCCTGATCGACAAGGACAACGGGGTTATAGCGGGGCATGGGAGACTGGCTGCGGCAAGGAAGCTGGGCCTCAATGAAGTCCCCTGCATCCGTCTAGAGCATCTCACCGAGACCCAGAGGAAAGCCTACATCCTGGCAGATAACAGGATCGCCCTAAATTCAGGGTGGGAGGCCGAACTTCTAAGCCTGGAGCTAAGTGAGCTTCTGGATGGCGGGGTCAACCTGGAAAGCCTAGGTTTCGACGCAGACGAGATCGACGCCCTGCTGAACAAGATAGAACCGACAGAAGGGCTGACGGACGAGGACGCAACGCCGGAAGTTCCAGAGGAGCCAGTCACAAAGCCTGGGGATGTTTGGATTCTCGGCAAGCATCGTCTGATGTGCGGGGACAGCACTAGCATCGAACAGGCAGAAAAGCTCATGGGCGGCGTTAAAGGAGACATGGTTTTTACTGATCCTCCATATAACGTTGCGTACGAAGGTCGCGGAGAAAAAAATAAGCTAGGGCCGATCAAGAACGACAATATGTCGGATGAGTCCTTTGAGCAGTTTTGCCGGGATGTTTTTGCGACTTATCACTCAATCATGAAGCCGCTTGCCTGCATTTATGTCTGTCATCCAGACAGTCAGACCGCACCTAAGCTTGCTTTTGAGAAGACATTCGGAGAGTTATTCAAGAAATCATCAACGGTTATTTGGGTCAAGCAATCGGCTGGGATGGGCTGGCAGGACTATCGTGCACAGCATGAGCCAATCCTTTATGGGTGGAAGGAAGGCTCAGGCAAACATTTTTATTGCGGGGACAGATCAAAGACAACGGTCTGGAAGATTGGCCGCGATGCACAAGCCAGCTATGTGCACCCAACTCAGAAGCCAGTTGCCTTGCCGGAAGAGGCTATAAACAACAGCAGCAAAGGCGAAGACGTCATCATTGACCTGTTTGGCGGCTCTGGCTCCACACTCATTGCCTGCGAGAAGACCGGACGAGTCAACCGAAGCATGGAGCTTGACCCAAAGTATTGCGATGTCATAGTAAAACGCTGGCAGGACTTCACAGGCAAGCAAGCAACACTAGAGTCAACAGGCCAAACCTATAGCGAGCTTACCAATAAATCGGAGATACAAAATGGGTAGTGGTAACCCTCATAAGCCAACCGAAGAGAATCGTAAGGTTGTCAAAATGCTGAGTGCAGTAGGTACTCGGTATGAGGACATTGCTGCCAAGCTGGATATTACCGACGACACCCTTCGCAAGCACTACAGGAAAGAACTGGACGAGGGCCGGATTGAGGCCAATGCTTCTGTGGCGCAGACTCTTTATCAACAAGCCAAGAACGGAAACACCACAGCGGCTATCTTCTGGCTAAAGACCAGGGCACAGTGGCGGGAGAATGACCGCCTGGAGGTGACTGGCGCTAATGGCGCTCCTCTAGAGATGGTGGTCTCATGGGCAAACGAGAAATCGTAATCCCCTACTCTCCGCGAGAGCCACAACTCGCCATCCACGAGATGATGCGAGACAACCGCTTTGGGGTGGTGGTGGCTCACCGTCGAATGGGTAAGACAGTCGCTGCTCTGAACCACATCATTCGGGATGCGGTGGAGAACCAAAAAGAAGCCCCACGGTATGCTTATATCGCCCCGACCTATGGCCAGGCCAAGCGGGTGGCATGGGACTACCTCCTGAAATACACCCTGCCTTTAGGAGCGACGCCGAACATCTCGGAACTCCGCACGGACTTCTGGGGCAGGCGGATTCAGCTCTACGGCTCAGACAACCCTGATTCCCTTCGAGGCCAGTACTTCGATGGTGTGATCATTGACGAGATCGCCGACCAAGACCCGCGCATCTGGACTGACATAGTTCGTCCTGCTCTCTCAGACCGCCTTGGGTGGGCGCTGTTTCTCGGTACTCCAAAGGGAAACAACCACTTCAAAGACCTCCGCGACCAGGCCGAAGAGGAGGAGGACTGGGGCTTGCTGGAGTTCAAGGCCAGCCAGACCAAGCTCATTGACGCAAACGAACTTCACGCCGCCCGTAGAGAGATGGGTGACGACAAATATAACCAGGAGTTCGAATGCTCCTTCAACGCCGCTGTAGAGGGTTCTTACTATGGGAGCCTGATCAACGACTTGGAGGAAAAGGGTCGGATGGTCAACATTGACCGGGACGATCTCTGCCGCACCTATACAGCTTGGGACTTGGGGATGGGTGATTCCACCGCTATCTGGGTGGTTCAGGTCACCGGACAAGAGTATCGGGTGATGGATTTCGTGGAAAACCACGGTCAGGGGCTGGATTGGTATGTCAACTGGATCAAAGAGAACCATTGGCACACCGCAGAACACATCTTGCCTCACGACGTAGAAGTGCGAGAATTAGGGACAGGACGCAGCAGAAAGGAAATGCTGCAAGAGGCAGGGCTACAGATTACGGTTGCTCCGCGCTTGTCCGTTGCAGATGGTATTCAGAGTGTCCGAAGGATTCTCCCGAAGTGCTGGTTCAACACGCCGAGGGTGAAACAAGGACTTGATGCTCTGAGGAACTATCGGCGCAACTATGACGAGAAGAGAAGCGTGTTCTTTGACACCCCGTTGCACGACTGGTCAAGTCACGCCAGCGACGGATTTCGGTACTTCGCAATCGGACTCCAAGAAAGAAACGACTGGAGCAAACCGATCAGCGTCAACACAAGGTGGGTGGTCTAATGTGGATGCAGCCTCAAGGTAACGTCAATGCAAAGATCGTGGAGCTGGAGCGCCGACTATCGGAAGCCGAATCCCGCATCAAAGCGTTAGAGGGAAAATATGAACCGAATCAGCCTGAAGAGCCTGCTCGACGCAGAAATCGATGGAGCAATCGGGTATCTCCAGACGGAGACAACCGAGCAGCGAACCCGAGCACTTGAGTATTACCTTCGCTACCCCTACGGCAATGAGGTAGAGGGTCGCAGCCAAATCGTCACCGGAGAGGTGGCCGAGGTCATTGATGGGGCGATCCCTCAACTGATCCGCATCTTCACCGCCTCAGACGACATCATCCGCTACGAGCCAGTAGGCCCTGGAGACGAACAGGGCGCGAATCAGGCCACGGACTATTCCAACTGGGTGTTCTACAAAGACAATCCCGGTTTTGCGATCCTCCACGATTGGTTCAAGGATGCGCTGCTTGAGAAGGTTGGGGTAGTAAAAGCCTACTGGGACAACCGAATCGACGTCATCAAGGAGACTTACGAGAACCTCTCCGATGACGAGTTGACGCTTCTCCTTGCGGACGGAACGCGAGAGATCATTGAGCAAGACTCCACGCTGATCCAGGTGCTGAACATGGACGGCACTCCCGCTATCGGGATGGATGGAATGCCGATCATGCAGGCATCCAACAGCGTCAAGGTCAAGAAGAAGAACCAAGTGGGTCGGGTGGCCATTGAGAACATCCCGCCCGAGGAGTTCCTGATCTCCAAGAAGGCGCGGACGATCCAGGACTCACCGTTCGTTGCTCATCGTCGGCTGATTCCTCGCTCCGATCTGGTGGCGATGGGCTTCCCAGAGGATGTGGTGCGAGACCTACCGTCCTATGACGATCTGAGCTTCTCTCCTGAGCGGGTGGCTCGATTCTCTGAAGGCGAACAGCCCAGCAATGACGCCAGCCTTGATCCTTCAATGCAGGACATTGAGGTGTACGAGTGCTATGTCCGTGCCGACATGGACGGTGACGGCTTGGCTGAACTGATGCAGGTTTGGTACGCAGGGCGAGAGATTCTTGAGGAGACGGAGACGGATTACGTCCCGTTTCACTCAATCTGCCCGATTCCTGTGCCGCACAAGTTCTACGGACTTTCGCTTGCGGACAAGGTGGTCGATCTTCAGCTTCAAAAGTCCACCATCACGCGACAGATGCTGGACAACCTGTACCTGACGAACAATTACCGAGTCGGTGCGGTTGATGGCCAGGTGAATCTGGACGATCTCATCTCTCCAACTCCGGGCGGTGTGGTGCGGATGAAGAACCCGAATGCGGTGGTTCCGATGGCCGTGCAGCCTGTGGCCAATCAAGCCTTTCCGATGTTGGAGTACCTTGATGGAGTCCAAGCGAAGCGAACGGGTGTATCGGATGCCACGCAGGGTCTTGATCCGAACGTCCTACAGAACGTCACTGCGACTGCTGTGGCTGCATTCCAGAACGCATCAGCGGGTAAGCTGGAACTGATCGCTCGCAACTTCGCCGAGACCGGGGTAAAGAGTCTGTTTAAGGGCATCCTGCATCTTCTGTGCAAGTACCAAGACCGTCCACGGGTCATTCGGATGCGTGGCCAGTACGTCCCAATGGATCCGCGAGAGTGGTCGAATCAGTACGATGTGAGCATCTCTGTCGGGTTGGGGACTGGAAACAAGCAAGAGCAGATGGCCATGCTTGCGATGATTCTTTCAAAGCAAGAGGGCATTCTTCAGCAGTTTGGCCCTGCAAATCCGCTGGTTACAGTGGGTCAGTACCGGGAGACTCTCGGCAGGATGATCGAAGCCGCAGGGTTCAAGGACTCGGCAATGTTCTTCAAGCCAATCACGCCTGAGATTGATCAGCAACTGAGCAACCCGCCTCCGCAGCAACAGCAGCCTGACCCGAACATCCAGGCCCTGATGATGCAGGCTCAGGCTCAGATTGAGGTTGACCGCCAGAAGGCGATGGCCGACATTCAAGCCAAGCGCGAGAAAGCAGCGGCTGAGATTCAACTGGCTCGAGAAAAAGCAGCAGCAGAGATGCAACTCAAGCGCGAGGAGTTCGAGGCTGAAGTTCAACTCAAGGCTGCGAAACTTGGTGCAGGCATTAGCTCAAACGTAGAGATTCCGGGGTAAGCCATGAGAACTGGGACAACGATTTCAGGTGGACTGTTGGTGCGCTCTGACAATGAGCTAACCCGATCCGAGAAGATCGCCAATCTCCTAGCAAACGCTGACCCGTCAGCCCGTGCAGGGATGATCCAGTCTTATCGAAACAACCCGAATATTCCTGCTGATTTGCTTGCCGAAGGGCTAGACCTTGCCAAATCGCTTGGCGTATCAACGGAGCCGCAAATGGCCACACAAGCACAGATCACTGATCTCTATCGCCAGTATCTTGGGCGAGAGCCTGATGCGGCAGGACTGAAGTTCTACTCAAATCCTGACTTCAGTCTTGATCTGATCCGAAGCGACATCGCAAACAGTGCAGAGGCGCAATCGTATGCACAAGCGCAGGCGGTAGCAGCACAAAGGCAAGCCGAGATTGATGCCCGTGAAGCCGCCGCCACCGCTGGTGCAGGGGTTGGTGCCCCGACTGGTGTTACGCCCACATCAAATCTTCTTCCTGCTGACATAGCTTGGTTGTCTCAAGGGAAGGGGATGTTCGGGAATCCGCTTTATGACGATCCGACTTCCCCGATCACTTTGGCGTTGCAGGCAGGTATTGGTGTTCCTGGCACTGATTTCCTTGTAAGTGCCGCATCCAATGCTCTTGGATTGACTGAGGCGTCAATGATCGCCCAAGATGCCAAGTCGCTTGCTAATGCTGGGCTTACTGAAGACCAAATCATTAGCACGTTGCAGGCAAGCGGAGTTCCGTCTAGCGCCGCTGTTCAGGCCGCTGGTGATGCCGCATCAGGCGCATCAACATTCGATATTGCTCAGAACATCTCTGGAACAACGTATAAGGGTGGAACAACCGCTGCGACTTCGTTGCCGTCAGTCCCTGCTTCAACGGGAGCGACAAGCGGCGTTACTGGGACTCCTGTTCAGGTCACGGGAACTGGTGGTTTATTGACCACCCCGGCCGCATCTGCTGTAACGGGTGCAACGGGTTTGCTTGGTGCAATCCAGCCGTCAGAAGGCGGACAAGTTCAAGTAACTGGAACAACTCAACCCGCGACAACCGGATTGCTTGGTGGCACTAGCTCAGTTGCTCCTGCTGTTACTGCTGGAGCGACAACCGGAACAGAAGGAACCCAGACAGTCAATCTTCAGGCAAAGCGTATTGCTGACGTAAACAGCCTGTATCAGACGATTCTTGGACGAGTTCCTGATGCTGCTGGACTTGCGTTCTACAGCAATCCTGATTTCACGCTTGATCAGATTGAGGCCGATCTCCGCAACTCTGCTGAGGCGAAAAATCGCGTCAATGTCACAGGATCAACCGCAACAACTGGCGGGACTAGTGGCGTAACCAGCGCCGTCACCGGAGCGACAACCGCAGGAACTGGGGCAACTCAAACTGTACCCGTTGAGGATCGAACAGTTCCCAAAGAAACATCGTCAGTGCTGACCCCGGTTTCTACAGGTGTAGTGACGACTCCTCGAGGCGAAGTTCCTGTCACCACCTACAACGTCCCAACGACTCAGACAACGATCACAAATAACCCATCGATTTCTCTGTTGGATCAGGCAACGATAGCTGCATTGCTTGCTGGTGTTGGAGGACTTCTCAACCAAGATGGAGAAACAACCCCAACGGTCTCGCAGGATTACATCAACAGCATCATCAACGCTCCAAGGCCGACTTATGGCACGGCACCGTTTGTTCCGGGTGTGATGCCTGGAGTCATTCCTGGAGTCATGCCTGGTACGCCATCCAACGTCTACGCCCCGTTTGGTGGCTCGATGGGATATGGCGCAGGACGATTCGGAGCAACGGTTCAGCCGTTCGCACTTCCTGGTGGACTTCTCGGAACGATGGGTCGGCCTGCAACTCCTAGCGGAACGTCACTTCTGTGAATAAGTCAGAACGCGCTCGGACACTGATCGGTGATGAATGGTTCACTGGGGAAATAGACTGGATTCGATCAAGTCTTATCAGTGTTATCACCAACTCAGACGAGACAGATATTGACATTCGAGAGAGAGCCTATTTGAAACTTCGCTTACTTGATGAAATAATGGGGCACTTTTCCTCAATAGCTTCTGAAGATCAATTGATCAAGAAGCGGTGGAAAATCCTCTGATGCGAGTCTGACGCTTTCAGACAGAACTGAGGAACGAAATGGCTGAGAACATGGCCCCGGAATCCGGGAATGTCTCAATGACGGTGAATGAAGCCGCAGGTGCGTTTTTGGGACTGATGGAGCCAACGGAAGCTGAACAAGCCGCCCCGGAAGCTCAAGACGAACCAGAACAAATCGAGGCGTCTGAACCTGAAGAAGTCGAGACCGAAGAAGCGCAGGAAGAAACCGCCCCGCAGCGATTCCGAGTGAAAGCCGCTGGTGAGGAACGGGAAGTCACCTTCGAGGAATTGGTTGATGGCTATCAGAAGGGGCTGGACTACACCAAGAAATCACAGACTCTGCCGAGCAGCGTAAAGCTGTCGAAGCGGAGAGGCTGGCCGTAGATCAGGCCAAGCAAGCGCGGGATGCCTACGCGCAACGGCTGAATCTGATTGAAGAGTTCATCAGTAAACAAGACACCGGGGAAAACCTCGAGGCGCTAAAAGAGGTTGACCCCATTGGTTACGCCGTCAAGGTAGCCGAGCGCACAGAGCGCGAGAAGCAGCTTGCGATGGTTCAGGCCGAGAAGCAGCGGATTGCTCAACAGCAAAACGCCGAGCGACAAGCCGAACTAGCCCAAGCCGTTCAGCGTGAAGCGCAGCGACTTGCGGAGGTGATTCCCGATTTCGGACACCCTGAAAAGAGTACCGAGGTCAAGAAGATGGTTCGGGAGTTTGCCAAGTCCATCGGTTTTTCCGATCAGGAGTTGTCAAACGCTTACGATTCCCGAGCCGTTCAGGTTCTGTATATGGCCGCGCAATACGCGAAGTTGCAGAATCAGAAGCCTCAAGTGACCAAGAAAGTAAGCGAAGCGCCGAAAATGCTTCGTCCAGGCACGGCGGCAACCCAAAAGGTTGCAGCAGACGAGAATATCAAAAACGCCCATTCGCGGCTGAGGAAGTCTGGAAAAGTCTCCGACGCTGCTGCACTTTTTGAACGTCTACTCTAAGGAAAGATCATGACCCAATTCCGTACCTATGCCGCCGTTGGTCTGCGCGAAGACCTGAGCGACATCATCTATAACATCTCCCCCACCGATACGCCTTTCATGTCCTCTGTGGGCAAGACCAAGGCGACTGCCGTCTATCACGAGTGGCAGACTGACTCGCTGGCCGCTGCTGCTGCAAACGCCGCCGTTGAAGGTGCTGATGCGTCCACCGCGACTCTCAGCCCGACGACTCGCGTTGGCAACCGCACCCAGATCAGCCAGAAGACTGTCGGCGTGACCGGCACCCTGCAGGCTGTTGACAAGGCAGGCCGCAAGTCGGAACTGGCCTATCAACTGTCGAAGGCTTCGAGCGAGATCAAGCGCGACATGGAGTTCACCTTCCTGAACAACACCGTTCAGAGCAACGGCTCGGCTGGTTCGACTGCCCGTGTTCTGGGTGGTCTTCAGACCTGGTTGGCAACGAACGGCGACTTCGGTTCGGGTGGCTCTGCTGGTGCTTCGGGCACGACTGCTCGTACCAACGGCACGAACCGCACCTTCACGGAAGACATCCTGAAGACGGTTGTGAAGGAAGTGTTCGAGTCCGGCGGTTCCCCGAAGGTGCTGATGGTCACGCCCGCTCACAAGCAGACCGTCTCCGCTTTTGCCGGTATCGCTGCACAGCGCTATATGGCTCCGTCGGATGCCCCGACGACCATCATTGGCGCTGCCGACATCTACCTTAATGCTGGGGTCACCGTTCACTAAAGTGACGGAAGTAAACTAGGTGAATTCGGTGAAACTCTCAATCAGCCAACCGACTGGTGGAGACAATACCGAGCCAAGCCCGGAAACGGGAAGGTGTAACGACTAGAGGGAAACCTCGTAGAGCCAAGCGGCTCGAAGTGCCTAGCCCCTAACAGGTAAAGCTGAGGGTGAAGAGATAGTCTGATCTGTATGGCGACATACAGCAGCCAGAGATGGCGGGTAGGAAGTAGCGAATCCTACTGAACATTTTGGAGCGATTTCGGTTCGATGAGCGTTGTGCCCAACCGCTTCATGCTGTCGGGCAACTCCGCAAACGAAGTGGCCTTCGTGCTTGACCCCGAGTACGCTGCTGTGGCGTATCTGCGTCCCTTCCAGACCATTGAACTGGCGAAGAACGGTGACGCTGACCGCACCCAGTTGCTGGTGGAATACACGCTAGAGGTGAAAAATGAAAGTGCACACGGCATCTGCGCCGACCTTTCTTAAGCCGAGTTATCGGTGACAACCAAGGGGGCCGGGGAAACTCAGCCCCCTTTTTCACATGAACATCAACGACATTGCCAAGAACACCAAGGTAGTCCAACGCAGGGCGCATTCCACTGATGATGGTGGAATCGTTATCGAGAGTGCTCAGGATGTGGGTGGAATCATTGAGTCCAACCGCAAGCAGTTCAACGCATTCGATGAACGCGCTCGGTGGAGTGATCACCTTTTGGGTAATAAGGTCGCTTCAGTGCCGATGGCGGTGATTGACGAACTCAACAGGCTTGGCATCATGCGTGGATTCCATGTGGTTGATCAGTCTCGATTCCGTGACTTTTTGAACCATCCTGACAATCGCGCCTGGCGCACCCGTCCGGGGAGGATTTGATGGCCATCGCTACCTACTCAGACCTCAAGACCGCTGTTGCCGACTATCTGGCGCGGTCTGATCTGACCACCAAGATTCCTGACTTCATCACATTCGCAGAGAACCGTCTTCGTCGGGATTTGCGGATTCGTCAGATGCTCAAGCTGGTCAATGGCGTCACCACGGCTGGTGATGCAACATTTTCAATACCAGCCGACTTCCTGGAGATGCGTGATATTCATCTGAACACGACTCCGAATCGGACTCTGGAGTACCTTGCTCCGAACATCTTTTACCGCAACGCAGACGCGACGACGACTGGAGTTCCAAGCAAGTACACGCTTCTTGCAGGCGATTTCCAGTTCGCCAAAATTCCTGACGACGCCTACAACCTTCGGATGCTGTACTACGCAGCGCCCACTTATCTGAGCGATTCCAACACGTCAAACGTATTCCTGGCCAACTGCTCAGATGCATTGCTCTACGCCTCTCTTGGAGAGGCAGAGCCGTACATCATGAATGATGAGCGACTGGCGACTTGGGCGGCTCTCTATCAGAGGGCAATCGACTCTATCAATACCTCAGATGATCGGGGAGAATACGCTGGTGTTCCCCTGACGATGACACTTGCACGGAGATAACAATGTCCGAATTCAGCAACTATCTTGAGAATGCGCTTGTCAACGCAGTTCTCCGAGCCACTTCCTACACCAGTCCGACGACGGTCTATGTGGCGCTCTACACCACAGACCCGACTGATGCAGACACCGGAACCGAGGTAAGTGGAAACGCTTATGCTCGTCAATCGGTGACGTTCTCTGCCCCGTCAAACGGCGCGACCTCGAACTCGGCTGCGGTGGAGTTTCCACAAGCCACGGGTTCGTGGGGAACGGTGGCCTATATCGGTCTTCGGGATGCGTCTACTGGTGGGAATCTGCTGTTCCACACGCCGCTAGATGCTTCTAAAACCATCGCCACGGGTGATGTGTTCCGCATCGCTGCTGGGTCGCTGACAGTCACGTTGACGTAATGGCCGATCTGCTCCCGCCGTGGACAATAGACTCCCTTGATAACCTCAAGGCGAGTCTAGATGATCTGACGCTGACGCTTGATTCTCCGCTTTACGAGACAAGCGTTACACGGTGGGATGCATACGGATCAGTCTCTGCAAGTGCGAGTGTCACAGCAGACGGGACAAGGGTTCAGTTTGCTGCGGCATCCATAACCGCCAGTGCATCGGCAACGGCAGACGGCACTCGAGTCCAATTCGGATCGGGTGCGATAGACGCATCGGCGGCGGTCACCGCAAGTGCCCAAATCGTCAAGGACGCATCAGCGCAGATCACCGCATCTGCGACTGTCACGGCTCTTGGTGGGCTGGTTATCGATGGAGTTGCCCAGGTTTCGGGATCAGCTTCTGTTACTTGTTCTGCATCTCCGATATTTGCTGGTGTTGCTGCGATTGATGCGTCAGCGAG